GCCAGCACCCGTGCCACCTATTTCTAGTGATCCGTTGCTTAGTAATCTGCAGTCCATCCAACTGCAATCAAGATCTGCCATGGTTGCTTAGCTACGCTCGATTCCGATGAGGCGAGATAACGGATTAATCTCAGATCCCTAAACCCTAAACTAGGTACCCGATCAGATCGCTTTTGTCGGGACAACCATGGGCCCTAATCTAGTCCGCTTACGCGGCCTTCGGTCATTTAGGAAGTTGTGCGAGTAGGATATTGTGCTTATTTCCTAGGTAATTGTGCTAGGATGTTGTGCTGGGGTAATTGTGCATGACTCAACTTCTCTCGAAGTCTCAAACAATTAGTGCTGATTGAAACTAGGTCTTTCATCTCATTCTTGAGTTTACCACTCAAACTCGTTTTTTAAGTAGCCATTTTTTGAGTCGCCAATTTGATTGTTTTGAGTCGCCAATTTTAAGTAGCCAATTTTCAAGTAGCCAATTTCATTTATTTAAGTAGACAATTTGAGTGTAATCTGAGTAGCCAGTTTTTCATTTATTTATCATCATATCTGAGTCTGAATGAATTGATTGAAATCCATGAGTTGTCAGTTTGATCACATGTAAATGCACAATAGAGTGCTCCAGTTGCAATATCTGTAATAGTTGTTGGTGCTGAAGTTGATTTATAATGAGTTCCTAATCCTTTCAACTTAATGAATAAGTTAAGATCTAAGGTATTATCTTCTCCTGGGTATTGTGGCCCATTAGTCTGAACTCCTGCAGTATTAGTTACAGTAGGTGCGAATACATTATAGTCTCTTAGTATGACAAATCTATCTCGATTGTCTAAGTTTATCTCTGATAAACCACTAGTAGTCGCGGCACCAGCTTGATCTCTGGTTTGTAGAATATCTGATATGACAGGTAATGCACCAGTAGGTTGTCTATCATAAATGACTAGAATACGAAGTTGTTGAGCTGCTACTGCAGTAGCAGAGTTTTGAATAGTTCCACGAATGTGTAAGTTTTTCATTTCGATTCTTGATCCTACTCTATTAAAGAATCCAGTTCCTGCTTGTATTCCATTTAACAATATAATGTTAGATGCAGCTGATGGTAACCTAAAGGTTCTAGTAGCTAATGGAATATCGATTGCTTTAATCTCAGTTCCAGTTGGTTGAAACATCCCAGGTAAACCTGTCATCATAGGATTTCTTGCAACTTCTTTAAAGAACTGACGATTAGCATACGTAGTCTTGAAGTAATTATTAGGATTTCGTTTAGGATTTGGAATACTTCTAAACGGAGCTGATTTCCTTTTACCAAGGTTCTTGTACATATCACAACAGTGCATAATGAATAATATAGTTAAAACAAGTGTTTATTTATATTGAATTAAATCCAATCATTCTTCATCTGACGAATCAGAATAGTCTAAAAAGTAAAAGGCTGGAGTTCTTTTATACTTCTCAATCTTTGGTTCTTCTTCATCTGAAGAGAATACATTTGTTTCCATACTATCTTGACTATCTCCAATATCACTTAATACTTCATTACAAGATAATGATTCACTTGGTTCAGTAGGAGGTGAATATAATTCACTCAAGGCAGGTGATCTTTTAGGTGGTGATGCAACATTTAACACAGCTTCAGGAATAACATACGGACCAATTTCTACTAAACTCTCAGGCTCAGGAAAGGTACTAAAAGGATTGTTTCCTTTTCTTACTTCAAAGGTTCCATTAGGTTTCATAAGAGCCGAGAAATCTATTCTTCTTTCCAAAGGTTCTGGTTTCATTTTATCATTCCATTTGTACCAATCTAAAGGATTATTGTTTGAACATATCCAGATCTGTTTAGGATTAAAATTAACTGTTCCTCCTTTCGTTTCCACAGTCATAGGATATCTATCTAATAGTCTTAATAGATATGCATAAGGTAACCATCCATAGTATTCATCAATAATAACTACTTCTTGAAAATCATAATCATCCCACCATTGGTTTCCACAAGATTTCCAGTAGGCATCAGGAAACTTCTCAGCCATCAGTTTCGATTTACCTACACCAGTTTCTCCATAAATACATCCAACAAAGGTTTTCTGAGTACGAGAATTTTGATGTAATCTTCTATATCCTTGAATACTTCTCGAGTACTTAAGATAAGGATGGAAGTGATTAGAACTCACTTCTTTCATTGAGAGACCATCATCTAAATCTTTTTGTAACTCTAATAAATCATTTCTCTGTCCAGGTTTTGGTCGGGTCCCAAATTCCCAAGGTCCTTCTACTCGAGTATCTTCTTTCGAACAGTACTCGATTGCTTCATCAATACTTCCTCTTCTAGGTTCCCAATGAGCAGTCGGGTGATACTTATTTTTCAGAGTCGAGAGACGAATTGCAGCCCCAAAAAAAACTACTCCTTGTAGGTGCGGAGTTCCGTTTTCACCGACTTCTTTCTGCCAGATACAATACTTCACACACACCCACTTACGTGGATCATCAATAGGTTTCGAGGGATTGTTGATGGTAAACATCCAAGATCGGTTTCCGCGAGACATGGTACGGTGGTACAGGGTACACGAGTGCTGGGTAATACTAATGCCAGCACCCGTGCCACCTATTTCTAGTGATCCGTTGCTTAGTAATCTGCAGTCCATCCAACTGCAATCAAGATCTGCCATGGTTGCTTAGCTACGCTCGATTCCGATGAGGCGAGATAAC